TTAAAGGTTATTCAAACAACACTTTAATACCACACGAACTGGCCACATCAAGTTCCAGCTTCGCGCCTTTGCTCAGTTCCCAGCCTTGCAGCATATAGATATAATCGCATCCCAGCAACAGGGCGATGTCCGCCCTCATGTGTTCCCTCCAATGGGCTTCGTCCGGAAGCCCGTTCTTGAACGGGTTCACCGGTTCATAGCCTTTCAAACTCAAATAACGCTCCGCATTAGCAAAAGCGCCTTTGCGTTCGTCAATGTTGTAGTGGGCTATCGCCCCACTGACATACACCCTCTTTTTCCTTTTTTCTTCCATCATTTCAAATCTTTAATGTTTATTTTACAGGATGGATGCCACACCTGAATGTTCCGGGCAAACATCACATCCTTTGTTTCTATCACCACGTGTCCCTTGGTCTTGGCTTTCCGCAACCTCACATCGCTTTCGATATTCCGTTCTGCCCAATCTTCCACAACCGAAACCGCTTCATCTCTGGGCAAAAGCAACTGGAACAACTTATTCTCCCATTCCATCCCAATAGCCCCCCACCTTGTCATCCTTTAACGTCTTGGAAGCCCCTTCTTCCCATATCACATAAGGCTCACCGGGACACTCCATGAAACGGCTCTTGCACCACGCCTTGAAGCAGCTCACCATGATTTTCACGTCGGCGTCGTACTCCACCTTCCGGGCAGTCCTTCCAGCCGGATGCATGCCTTCAGCATGGCTGATGAATATAAACAGCTTTTTCGGGTGCCGCTCTTTGAATTCCTTGTATGCCGGATAGCTCAATCCGCTGTACTGGAAACTATCTATGATGATGATGCCGGGGCTTCCCCTGCGTTTCAACCGCTCCTCCAACTGTTCCATCGACTCGCGATCAAGGATAATCAATTTCTTGCGTACCTCCTCCATCTTGTGCCGCTTTAGCGACATCTGGAAGGATAGCCCTGTGCTCTCCTCAAGACTATCATAAATCACGCGTCCGAAGCTGCACAGGTACTTGGCCAACTGCATCACAAAGCTACTCTTACCGTTTCCGCTGGCTCCCCAGATAATCCACACGCCGCTCTTGGCCGGGTTGCCTATCGAGGCTTGCCAGTCCCCGGAAAACTCAAACCGGGGAATCTTCATGTTCAGCACCTCACCGGGGCTGTAGGCTCTTTTCAGTTTCATGCTTGCATCCTCCTTAATTTTTCGATTTCGGTATATACACGTCGCAAGCCACCCCCGGTGCTGTGAACAATCTTGGCTATATCGGCACCGTCCGGGGCATTGATTTTGGCCACGATGGCAGCCTGTGCCTTCAGAAACTTTTCGCGTTCCTGGGCATCGTCCGGAGTCACCTTGCTGTAGGAGTCACCGTAGCGGCTCAACATTTCGGTATAACCCACCTTCTTGCCTTCGATGGCGCGGTTGATCTTCTCCTTCAATCCATCGGCACCCATCATATACCAGGCACAGCAGCGCTCAGTGGCATTCCACAGAGCTTTTAGTTCAAGGAAGGCTTCATACTGCAAGTCGCCGGCTTCGTCCAGAACAACCAAGGGCGTATCAATCGTGCGCAGGTAGGCTACCAAGTCTTCATACACGTCGCTGTAGCGTCCGTTGCTGGTCACACCGAATTCCTTGGCAATGTAGCGTATCAGCTTCAACTTGGTCTTTACCTGGCTGCAGTCCACATATACGGCGTGCCTGTGCTGCTTTACATAAGCTTTGGCCGTAAAGGTCTTGCCGATATTGGGCATATCGCACAGGATGGCGCTCAGACCGCTGCCCTGGCACACTTCCAGCTGCTTGCTCACAAACACGTAGGTCGGGGTCTGGGCTGCCAGCCAAGGCATTTCTGTACGCAGTTGCACGCCCAGTCTTCGGGCTATGCCTACCCAGTTGGCATCACTGACCTGCTTTTCATAATTGCCCCGTTTGATGGTATTGTACACACTGGGGGCTATGCCCAGTGCCGTTGCATGGCGGTTGTCACTGGGATAATTTTCACGATCGGCGGCTATCGCTGCCACAATCCGCCCTTTTACTTCATTTGTTATTTCCATTTGAATGCTGTTTTAAATTCGTTCTAACGTCGTTAATTATATCTTGGCTACTGCATCATGCTCGAAGGCACTGATGTCCATATAGGTTGAGTAATCTTCTTCCTCGGCTTGGGTAGGAAGGGGAACGGCTTCCGCCTGTACCTCTGTTATCAGCTTCGCTTCCTCTTTGGCAAGGATACCCACACGCTTAATCTTGCCGTCCTTCATCATCTTGTCGAATTGAGCTACATACTTGGACTGTTCGGTATAGGCAGCCTTGTCGTATTCGGTTTGCTCGGCTGTATTCTCATTGTAGCGGGCTACGGCCTTGCAGGTAGCGATATATCGTCCGTTCTGGTAGATATATACCTCGTTGATGGTTCCATCGGCATCGGGCAGATAATAAGCATCTACCTTGTAGTTCCTCGGCTCCAGCTTTTCGATGATTTCCGGGCTGGGCAGTCCGTATTGGTTGTACATCACCGTACAGTAGGTGTTCTGCCGGATAGTCGTTTCGGTATGCTGTCCGATGAACCGGTAAAGAACGGCCTTGTCCCAAGGGGCAAGGTTCGGGTTCTGATGGGCGCAAAGCACATCCCAACGGCTCATACCCGGATAGCGTTTCTGGTTGGGGTGAGGCTGCGCGTTGAAGGTCTTGATGGCGCGTATATCATCGGCAACCAGTTCCTCATAGCTGTAGGACTTCACCTTGTAGGTGTTGTTCTTTTCGTCATACACCTTCTCTTCCTTCGGGCGGTTGGCTTCCAGTTTGGCATACCATCGGCCGATACCTACCTGCGTGCGTTTCTCCACACCGTACTTCTTTTCGCGGTTCTTGTGCTCGGCACGTTTTTCACGGGAGTTTCCGGGGTTACACCAGCGGATCAAGGGGAAGACGGTACCGGCTTGCATCAATCCGTCGGCAAAGTCGCTTACCAGATGATGTTCCACTTCCAGCTCGGCGGGGATATACATTCCGTTTCGGTCCAGGGTCTGGAACATGTTGCGCATGCAGTCCAAAAACAACTCGGTGGTCTTGTATCGGTTGTAAGCATATCCCACTACAGCACCGCTCACCACATCGTAGGCATAATAGGCTTTCACACGGTTGCCATCCTTCATCGGGCGCGGCAGATCTCGGTCGTCAAGCGAAACCTTACTCAAGGCATATTCACCGATGCTGCGCAGATGGTAAGGACGGTAGGCATTGTTGAAGTCCCACTGGCTCATGTGCAGCTTACCGCGAAGAGCCTTATTCTTGGGGTTGTTCAAATAGTTGGCTACCGTGGCCGGACTCAACACCAGCGGATTTCCATCCTTGTCGGTAAAGTCTGCCGGATTCAACACCTCGCCGGTCTCGGGGTCATATAGCTCCAGTTCACCCTGCACAAATAGATTGTACTGCTCCCATACGGTGGTATTAAAGGGCTGCTCCGGTTGGGCATCGATGCTCAGCAATAAGCGTTCAATGTCGTAGGTCACTTTCCGGCGGTTCTGGTTCATGAACTTGCGGCTGATAAGACTTTCATAGCCGTTAGCCTTAAAGTCATTCACACGCTTCTTGAAGCGGTTTGAACTCACGGGCAAGGTATGCCCGAACTCCACCTGATAGTAGCTGATGGCCCCGGCCAGCTCGCCCCAGTTCACCGGGCCTGCCTTCATAGCCTTACGCATAAAGGTGGCATCCTCCATGGCGCGCATCACTGCCTCAATCACCGAAGCGTTCACCGTATATTCCTGGATGTGTTCCGGTGGCAAAGCATCACCGTTTTCAAAGCGGAACCGGGTGTAATATTCACGGGCTTTCGCATCGATGTGGTAATGACTTCCGAGCCAGTTTTTTATAACATCTTCTTTCATATCTCCGTATTTAAGTTTTATCCTTTCCTGAAACCGTAGTGGCATGGTCGCTATCTCTACCAGTGCATAACTTCCAAGCCCCTTGCCGGGTCGCACTACGTTGATTTCTTTCTTGGCCGCTAATTTCTTGTAATTGGAAACCGACAGGATAGGAGCAAGTTCTTCTTCGGAAAGAGTGGAAGGATGAACGCCTTTCAGCGTGCGGCTTCTGCTGTAGTCTACCTTCCCGTTCACCATCACCGGTCGGTCATCGTAAGTCAGGTCATTGTAGGATATGCACAATATCTTTCCATAATACTCCATTTCATTTCTATTTATAAGGCGGCTGCCATCTGTTGAGTCTCGTGCTGTAGCTGCATGAAATCCGATACAAATTCACATTGGTAGGTTTCAGTCCGTTTTCCATCCACGTACACATCCACATCATTGGTCTTCCTGTGAACCACGAGTTTTACACGGGGGCCGAAAGTGCAGGTCATGGTCTTCTCGCACTCCTCGAAGGTGGTTTCGCAGTTCGGAATGAATCCACCGTCAGTCAGTTTGCCGCCTCGCTTCAAGGCGAGGGTGCGTATCTGTCGGGCCTGGTCACTGTCCCGAACAAAATTCAATGCCTGCCACACAGCCTGACGGCTGCAACCGAAAGCCTTCATCAGGAAGGTCTTTGTTTCATTATCTGTCAAAATCTGCTTTCTCATATCATCTACTTTTTAATCGTTATCGTTTGTTCAAAAGTCTTCAATGGCATTCCGTTATATTTCCAAATCACCTGTCAGTATTTCATGAAGGCGTGTCCCTTTCTGTAGTTCCTCGACCAGCACCTGCATTGCTTCCTCACACACACAGCTCACATTCTCTATCACCCGGTAGGTATCCGAGTTGCTTATCTCATCCTCCGTCATAAACTGTCCGGCCAGCTCCATCGCCTGGTCAGCAATATTCTGCGTATGTGCCGCACTGCCTATCATCGTGCGCAGCTTCTGTTTGAACAGACTCTCTGCCGTTCTCGGATTGAAATTCCTTGCCATAACTCTAAATTTTAAAAGTTAATATCGTGGGCGGTAGCGGACTCGAACCGCTGACCATGGCTTCTATGGATAAGTTTCGCTTGTTCTACCTGCTGAACTAACCGCCCTTGCCCGTCTTTCCGGGCTGCCAGTTATCCGGCAATCTATTTGCCTTGTTCTTTTATCATCGAAAGGACAACCTTCCTGTCTTCATCCCAAAGCGGAAGCCCCAATTCGATGGTCCGTTTCACCACTTCCACCTCACCGGCCAGCCTTACCGCTTCTTTGCGGAAATCAGTATCGTCATACACATGCGCCTTGCCAATCAGGAAGTCGGTCAGGTTGTTGATAACTTCCTTTTGACGTTCACATTTCATTTCATAGTTCAACACTCGTACATGAACATCGTTGATAATCCGGCTGTCCCCATGTTTTTTGAAGTCTTTGCAGAACTCGTCCTTGTTCATCGAGGTGTTCAGATAAACCGCATGGATGTAATCAAAATCCTCTGCTGTAGGGGTTATTCCCGTCCGTTCCATAAATTCTTGCTGTGTCATAATCTCACTTATTTAAATTCGTTTATAATCGGTTTCAAACTCACGCCGTAGCAACTCATCAAGCGGCGGATAAGGTTCTTCACATAAAAATCGGGTGCGGAAAACACAATCCCGGTCTCTTCTGTGTATCTGAAGCTGATACCGTCCATCATCAATATGTAAGCGACTTTGTGCTTCACGCTCTGCGTCTGCCACTCTTTTATTTCTTCGTTCATTAACTTTAATCCTTAAAATTCGCTAATCATACGCCTTTTTTGTATATTTGGCGCGCTGTTTACATCTTAAACACGCAGCAAAGATAATACGCTTTTGCGAACAAACAAAGCAAATGCGAATATTTTATTCTCATTTGAGTATAAAAATAAGATTATGACTATAAACGAACGCTTTGAAATAATTATAAAAGTCCTATTCGGGGGCAATAAACGCGCTTTTGCCTTACATATAGGTGTTAGCCCAACAGTTGTTGAAAATGTAGTTGGAACAAGAAAGGGAAAACCATCTTTTGACTTCCTTGAAAAAGTGTGCGCAAATGCGAATATCTCCGCAGAATGGCTTTTAATGGGAAAAGGAGAAATGTTTATGGATATGTTTGAATTCAGAAAGTCCATGACATGCCACTCGGATCCGACTTTTTACGAAGATAAACTGAAAGAAATTCCTACTGATAAAAACGAGCCAATAGCTCACTTAACAACATCACCAAATGAAGGAATACCTGTTATCCCACTTAGTGCCATGGCCGGTGCCTTTACCGATGAAACATCCGTCATGGAGTACGAGTGTGAGCGATATGTCATACCGGCATTCAAGGGAGCAGACTTCCTCATCCAAATCAAAGGGGATTCTATGCAGCCTACCTACTACTCAGGCGACCTCGTGGCGTGCCAACGCATGCCGCTTAACGACATCTTCTTTCAATGGAATAAAGCTTATGTCCTCGATACCGTTCAGGGACCGCTTATTAAGCGCATCATGCCTGGATCCGACGCAGACCATGTGTTGATCGTATCCGACAATACTAATTACCCGCCATTCGAATTGCATAAGAATCAACTCAATGGCGTGGCCCTGGTTCGTGGACTTGTACGCTTGGAATAAACAACAGCGCTTTCCACAGGCACAAAAAGACGCACGCACACACTTTTCGAGGCGTTTTCAGGGTATCAGGCTACAAAAACAACTGCAAATCAAAGGCTTCGTGCTATATATTAAGGTATATCAATAAAATAAGTGTCGTTTTTCCTATCTGAAAACATAGAAAAACGGCACTTATTTACATTTGATACATTCTTTCCTATTTCGGGCGAACCCTCCAAAAACCGAAAAAGTAACCCTAAAAGTAACCCTAAACTCATTAAGGTAGTAACCCTAAACAGTAACCGTAATAGTAACCCTAAACACAAAATTACCATCCGTACGGGCATAAAAAAGGGGAGCCATAAACTCCCCAATCAGCATTCAAAGAAATAACGCCCACAAGCCTTTCCAACGGCGTTATTATGTTGTTCTAACATTGCCCTTGCTACCGCCCGAAATGAGCGTAGATTGCTTAATTATAGCCTTTTTCGTGCATATTGTGCCATTACCAGACAGTCCGGCATGAAGCAGGTAGTTTCTGGTCGCTCCCACCTGATCTGCCGTCAGAACTGTATAAACAGCCGATATACTACTGAAATACCAGTCTTTCTGCTTCGTTCCATCTATTTTATGCAGCAAATGCACATGAATCACTTTTGCCATACTCGTTTCTATTATGCTGCAAATATACCAAATAATACTTATTTAGAAGAATTTTAATGAATCATATTTGAAAACAGGCACAAAAAAACGGCCACACAGCCGTTCTCACCATCATATAACCAAATCCATCAACCCAACCATAGAACGGGTACACGGCCGGAAATAAAGCCCTTCCAGGCCGTTTTTGCCCCATCTGCAAGCCCGATGTAAAGCAATTGCCCCAAGATCTGAAGAAAATCCCCTCAAACGTAAAGCAGATGTAAGCCCATGTAAAGAGAAAAACCGCTTCGAAATATTCAGCCCAATTTCCCGACCATATCTAAACACTTTGGTTTTCAAAGCCTTTCGCCCATTTTTCCCGACCATTGAACAAACCGCTTCGTTCTATGCCCCATATATCACTGATTTTTCGGCAAAGGATAATCCTTTTTCATATTGTTTTAGGCAGCAATAAGTCCATGCGATATTATTATACACTGTTGCATAATCGAATGTGCGTGGTTGAATTTGATATTCATATTTTAGTATTTTTTGTAATAGCTCAATCCTGCAAATGTCGTTGTCGGCCATGAGTAATGATAGGGAAAACATTATATCTATATCAGTTGGAAATAGTGTATTTGCCTCTTTTAAAATAGACTGTGCTTTACCTGTGTCCTTTAAATGATGATAAGCAGTCGCTAAGTTTATGAAATCTTGGGGCTGTAAATTGCTTTTCATCGAGGGAATTTGTATAATACTATTATAATTTGAAATGGACTCTTGAGGTGATTGAGCCAATCTAGCGAGCCATAATGTGGAATTCATCGAATACAATATGAAATCTGTATACGTTTTTTGCACATCTTTATCATTTGAATTCATAGCTAGTTTAAATAACTCTTCGTTTTCTTTCATGACTGAAATACAAGCATTAAATGCATTGCGTGCATTTTCATATTGTTCTGCATAAAAATAGGAGAGTCCTAATTGATTATATCGTTTTATATTACTCGGTCTATTAGGCTCGTAAGCTATTCCTTTTTCATAATATTCTGCAGCTTTTGCATATTCTTTTTGAGCACTATATACATCCCCCAATCCTAAATATGCCATTGAGCTAACAGAAACGTTTAAACTTTTGTGATAATTTGTCTCGGCATTTATATATTCTCCATGATTGTATTGTATATCAGCTAAATAAGAAAACGTTGCAGCACGCATATCCTTATCGGTTGGTGAAATTTTATCGAATTTTGAAATTTGTTGAAGAAATGCATTCTCTGCCTGTTTCATTTCCCCCATTTCATATAAATATACTCCTAAATTATATCCTACCTGTTCATTCATAAAATCTTCTCCTAGACTTGTATGACAATATTCAATAGCTACCTCTTGGATGAATTAAATTAGTGCATATTTGACTTGGCCAATTTTCCGATGATTGACGTAATTGACATATT